GTTTCTTTTATTTTAAATACTTGATCACTATATGTTTTATATTCAAAATATAATACTTGAATTGAATTCTCATCAAATGCTCCATTACCATATAAATAATTTCTATTTCCTTTTTGTTGTTGGATTTTTTCTAATTCTTCATTTGGAATATTAGGAAATTGCTTTTTAAGCTCTGGAATTGTAACAGCTTTCACTTCCCCCACATAATATATATCTTCAAAATTTGGATCTTCTGTATAAGAATAAATCATATAAGCTGGATCAACATAATCTACTGTTACTCCATTAGCTAAATTAAAATTAGTTTTAGATGCAGCAATTCCACAAGTTACTAAATCATAATTCATTCTACGCTTAATTAAATCAAATCTATTTTGATCCAGTATTTGATTAATAGCCTCTTCTTCTGCAATTTCTATAGCTTGCTTATAACTTAATTGCATATGAAGTTCTAATTCTTCTTTGGTAGTAGGTAATTCTTCTTGGTTTATAGAAGTTTTAGATAAGTCTGAACCCAATTGTTCAGTAATTTGCTGCATTGTTTCTTTAGCAAATATATCTGCGGCCAACATTCTTGCATAACTAGTTCTTTTATTTAGAGATTCAGGATCCTGTGCATAAGCATTTATATCATAATCTTTAGCAGAAATTCCATTAGTCAATATATCTACAAATTTAGATATAATAGGAACAGGTTTCCAATCTAAATTAAGATATGATAAATCACCATTGATAGATAATTCATCTTTATATTTTTGGGTAGGTTGTTCTCCTCTTGCATACAACCGTAATCTATTATAGTTATTCCATGTAGTTAAATATCTATTCCCATTAGTACGACCCTGATTAAACCACTCGTATTCAATAGCTCTAGCTACTTGTTCTCCATATTCCCAGCTTGATTTCTCTGCGTCACTTACTACTTGACTCGGAAAAGGACTATTAGTATTATAGTTTATCTTCATTTATTGTATAATTTTGGATAGTGCTCCTGTATTGTCGTATCTTTTAATTCCTAAATCGTATTCTTGTTTTATAAGTTTAGGAACTGGTCTATACTTATTTTTATTGCATGCCATAATTGCTAATCCCGAACTAATCGAGGCATCATGCTTGGTTCTGTTATTCACATTAAATCTACTCCAATCTTCTAATGTACGTTGAAAATATACATCTCCATAGTTCCCTTCTTCTTTTAATCCCACATATTCTTCTATGTAAGATTCGATTGCAGCAGCATGCGCTTGTATAATATCTTGGCTTGAATTTGGTATACCACCAATTTCTCTTTCAGTAACAGATAATTTATTATATATTTTATCTGGTCTATTCATTGCATAACCTCTGTATCCTCTTCTTTTAAAATGATATAATAATCTAGGTTTATTATTTTCACATAATATTGGCATTCCATAAAATATACAAGCCATTAATACATCTTCAAAAAAGGTTTCTGCTGTTTGTGGTCTAGCAATATATTCTAAGAAAAAATGATGTGGAGGCACATCTTCCATACTAAATTTAGTTAAACCATGTAAAGATCCATTGGAGCCTCTGCCATCAACTGTACCGGATATATCATAAGGGTCACAACCAAATGCCCCTAAAGTTTCATTAGCTGGGTATTTTTTCCCTAATTTTTTTATAATATTATTTTGTAATCTAGCAGGTGGAACCCAAGAAACAAAAAATCTACCGTTTTTATTTGGAACAAATATTACTTCTGTATCTTTTATTCCTCCAACCCATTGAAAAGATCCTTGTGTTATAACACTACTGTGTCTAATATCGGCATTCCAATCTATTTGTTGGTATATCTTAGTTAGATTAAAAAGAGAGTTTTTAGATTCATCTCTAAATGCGTGTTTAGTAGTTCTAGGGAATTGTCTATAAAATTCATTTAAAGCATCTTGGTCTTCACTTAACCCATCTACTTCATTTTGCCAATAATCTAATACACCTAGTTTTATTTTTTGTCCATGAGGGTCCTCATCTGGGGCTTTGGGTGTTTCGAATACAGGTAACCCATAAGTGTTAATGTATCCTTCGTAGTTCCATTCCATAGGTATGAACAAACTATATAATCCTGAGCGAGTCTGTCCATTGGCGTTTCTTTTTGTAACATCTGAGCTTTCATATAGTTTTTTAAAGTTATCTCCACCTTTGTCTAATGCGTTTGAGGTAGATCCCATCATACATTTTCCAATAATTCTACTTCCTAACCGTAGACATGTTTTAGTAACCCTCCAATTATTTAATATATTACTAGGTCTCTCCCATTTACCTGATTCGTCATGTACTAATAGTTTTAATTTTTCCCCATCATAACTATTATCACCAGTATTTTTCCAATCTATAGTAGTATCCAGACCTTCAAGTTCTTCAAGCACTTCACCAGTTATAATCTTTCTTCTAGTAAATTTAGAAGCTGGAACTCTATATGCTAATTCAGTTTTAGGTCGATCCATACCATCTTGAATCGGTTTAAAAAAGAAGGGATAATTTACCGATATAGGCACAACCTTGTCAGTAAACATCGTTTTAGCATCTGGTCCAGTTTTAGATAATATTCCATATCTGGAATCACTTGATATAGTAGCTAAGTTTACAACCTCTCCTGAGGCCATAAAAGAGAATCCTGATCTACGGTTTTTAAGGTAACACATTCCATAGCATCTTGTGTCTGCTTTGCAAGCTTCCCAGAATAAAAAGAATATTCTATTGGCTTCTCTAAAATCTGGTGGCCCAACATCAATCTTACTCCACTGCAAGTACATATAGTGAGTGCCAGTAAGATAAACAGGGGTATTTTGATTATAATACCAAAAACCTCGTTCTCTTCTATTAAATTCTTCGTCAATATAATCGTACCATTTTTCTTTAAAATCTTCAGGGTATTTATCCCATTCGAATACACTTTTAATATTACCTAATACTTTAGGTAATAAAGTTTTTTCCCATTTTTCAGATTTAAATTTATGGATATTTTTAGGTTGTTTAGGCAAAGCTATTTTTAATCCTTGGATTTCATATACTTCTCCTATCATTCCGGTCTTGCTAATAACTATAAAATCATGATCTTCGTTATATCCATACTCCCATTTTTTATACCTATTATTTCGTTTAAGAATTTTAGACTTAACGTAATTAGGTAGTATTTTATATAAAGTTTGTTTATACATTATTTAGACCTCCTTTCCGCAAAACCTTTAAAAGATTTTTCTTTCTTTTCTTCTACTTTAGGTTTATCTTCTAACATATTTTTTTCTTCTTCAATTCTATTCAAAATTTCAAAAGCATCAAATATAGCTAACTTTTTAGTAGCAGCCGCATTTTTAAGTCTATCTGCAGAAATATCTGTATCAGAATCAACAATAGCTTCTTTAGCAACTTTAATAAGTTCTTCGACAGCTTTATGCCCAGCTTGGATTATACTCTTTTTCGTTTCCTTGGTGTTCATACTTTATAACTATATCATTTGATTTCATACAATAAACACGCTCTTTATCAATCATAAACTCCCATTCACCACCAGGCTTAAACCCAACTTTGTCTCCAGGATTGATTTCAATACCTTTTAAAGTATTATTACCAATTTTTAGTACTCCAATACAAGACTCTTCGTTATGCGTGCTAAATTTGTCTGTATTTTTAAGTGGTTTTATAAAACATCTATCATTAATAGAAGTCCATTTACCTGTATTTTTATATAAATAAATTTGTTCTAGTGCTGCAAAATACATATCATCTCTAAAATATGAGCGACTATTTTGTTGTTCGCCTTTCATATTATAAAATCTACGAAATATATTTTGATGTACTATAATAGTATCACCTTTTTTAATTGGAGTTTTAAAAGCCAATGGAGTTTCAATAACCCTAGCTGTTCTATTTACAAATTTAAAACTTTCAATTTTAGTATTTAATACTAAATTCTTATCTTCTACTGTAGCAGTATTACTATATCTTTCTCCAACAGGTTTAATAATAAAATCATATAAACTTCTCATTAATATTCTAAATCATATTCAATGGATATTGCCATGTGAGAATTAAATTTCTTCCAAGGCAATACCTCATCGTTTTTCTTTATATGAATATTATAAGATTTATCTTTTTCATCTAATATAATATGAGATATCTCATGTCCTCCATAAACTTGTTGTCCAACAGAATAATGCATA